TGCCATCACCACCTCTTACTGATCATGGCTTTTTATCGAGGACAACAGGGCACCATCAAGTTCGACAAGGACGCAGCTGGTGCAGCACTTGGCGAGGTCGCAGCTGTGCGATCTTGGACGCTGTCGGTTGAAAAAGAGGTTCTGGAAGTCACCGATCATGGTGATACTTTCCGCGCCTATGCCGGCGGCCTGATCAGCGGAACAGGCTCTTGCGAGGTTCTGTATGACGCCCCTAGCGCAGGCGACAAGCTCGACCTGCTCAATGAGGCGTTGACGACCGAGGATCCAGCCAACGCAAACTTTGAGCTTTACCTAGACGAAACTGGCGACAAAAAAATGTCGTTTGCTGCTCTAGTTACAGGCGCTGAATATAGTGCTACGGTTGGCGAGATTGAAGTGATTACTATCAACTTCACGGCCAACGGTACTATCACCTCTGGTATTTAATGCCTGCCTCTCAAAGAACGGTTGACCTGCTGGTTGGGGCTTTTGACCTCAACCAGCGTCGCAAGTTTGAGCTGAAGAACGGTGCCGGCGAAAAAATCGTCGATCTCTACTTCAAAGCAATTACCCGTGCTGATCGGAAACGAGCACAGGCGATGGCTGGATCCAACGAGGCGTTGGACATCAGCACCAACATGCTCTGCCAAATCGCAGAGCTTGAGGACGGCACCAAAGCGTTTGCCTCAGCAGATGCGCCGAAACTGCAACGCGAGCTGCCTGAATCTGTTCTGAACGAGATCGAGCTGTTCCTGTTCGGCCTCGACGACGAAACCAGCATCGCAGACGCAAAAAACGACTAAAGCAGGACAAGTGGGTCTTTTATGAGTTCCACCTGGCCTGCGAACTAGGCATGACAGTCAGCAGGCTCCGCACAGAGCTAACCGATGCAGAGCTGGTGCATTTTGCGGCGTTCCATGAGTTGAAGGCAGAGATGGAGGAAAAGGCCATACAGCGCGCAAAACAGAAGCGTCGGTAGTATTGGCCTATTGGTCAGTGGCTGATGGAAACCGTCCAGCTAGTCCTAAAGCTCGAAGACCAACTCAGCGGCAAGCTGAGGACAATCAACCGCGACAGTACTCGCCTCCAGCGGGCTGTCATTCGAGTTCAGAACCAAGCTGTTCGCCTGCAAAACGAAGCCCGGAAGATGGGCGACAGGTTCAGCAAAGCGTTTCAGCGAGCGCAGCAGGGTGCCGAGAGACTGAGGAAAAAACTGGGCACGCTCGGAGGCGCTGCCGTTGGTCTCGGAGCAGGCGCAGTAACAAAGAACTTCATCGATCAGGCTGCCTCGTTTGAACAAACGCAGGTCCGTCTCGAGCTGCTAAGCCGAGAGTATGGGGAGTTTGGAGAAGTTCAGCGTTTGGTGAGGAGGAACGCAGAGACGTTCAACCAATCGCTGGGCGAATCGTCCTCTGCCTTTGCTGACATCTTTGCCCGCCTGCGCCCGCTCGGAAAATCTCTGTCTGAGATTCAGACGGTCTTTCAAGGTTTTAATGCAGTTGCCTTAGCTAGCGGAACTTCGTCGCAAGCTGCGTCCCAAGCGTTTTTACAGCTAAGTCAAGCCCTCGGCTCTGGGCGTCTGCAGGGTGATGAGTTTAACCGGATTGCTGAAAGCATCCCGTTGATTCTGACGCTCGTCGCTGATGAGATGAGAGTCACCGTTGGCGAGCTGAAAAAACTGGGCAGCGAGGGGCAGATCACGTCTGACATCCTGATCAATGCGCTTGCGGCAGGTTTTGAGAAGAACAAGGACAAGATTCAGGAGCTGCTCAGAGAGTCGCCTACAGCGCGATTCAAGGCGCTGAGGAACGCAACAGATGAGCTAAGCGTCTCGATTGGTCAGCAGTTGCTGCCTGCGGCTGAGGGCTTTGTTGGCACTGCCAACGTTTTGGTTGATGCTGTCGGGAAGCTGCCTGGCCTGTTCCAGTTTGCGATCGCTGGGGCGATTGGTCTGGCTGGCGCGCTGGGCACAGCAACAGCAGCGGCAAATCTCCTCGGGATCAAGCTGACCGGGGGAAAGCTGGTCGCCGGCTTAGCGATGCTGGGCAAGTTCGCGCTGGTCGCTACAGCTGTTTCTGGCTTTGCCCTCGCTGTAGAGGATGCGATCCGCAGGCAGCGGACGTTCGAGGAGCTGATCAAGTCCACCAGCATTAACGAGCTAGAGGACGGCATTGAGCTGACCACCAAAAGGCTCGAACAGATGGAATCGGCTTTAGAAACGATCGAAGGGCAGAGATTTTTCCAAGGCCAAGCAGGCGAAGCCGCTAATTTGCGCGATCGGATCAGAGAGGCCGCTGATCAGATCGACAGGCTCAAGGCTCGTCGAGAGGTGCTGTCCCAAACGTTCACGATCGCTGGGATTCAATACGACGCCAACATGGTGCCGATTAACCCACCGCCGACAGTTTCTGACGAGCGAGAAAAAGCAGAGGCCGAACGGCTCAGGAGAGAAGAAGAGTTTGCTGAGCTGCAAAAGGCTGCTCAGAAATCTGCGTTGGCGCAAATCGCAGCGTTGGAACAACAAGAAACTCTCGGCGCAGCCAGAACAGAGCAAGAGCGGACGATGCTGCGGTTCCAGCTGCAGATTGAGGCGGCAGAGGAGAACCGCGCCGTTGTTGGGGACAAGATCACCAATGATCTGATCGATCAGATCAAGGCAACGTTTGGCGTTGTTCAGATGACCCAGACGCTCAATGATTTAGCTGACGATCGAGAGAAAAAGGAGAAGAAAATCAAGAAGGAGGTTTCTGAGCTGGACAAGCTCTACATGCAGGTTGGGCAGACCATCAGCGATGGCATCGTCGATTCCATCCTCGACGCTCAAAATGCCACGCAGGCGCTGGGCAACATGCTCAACGATGTCGCCCGGCAGATGATGCGGTTGGGCATCAACACCCTGCTCAAGAGCACGGGCCTCGGGATCTTCTCCGGCTTGGTTGGTTTTGCTGATGGTGGCCGGCCACCTGTTGGCCGCCCATCGGTTGTGGGTGAGCGTGGGCCTGAGTTGTTTGTGCCTGACAGCTCTGGGACGATCATTCCGAACGGCGCCGCTGTCATGAGCGCTGGCAGCACCAACGTGATCGTCAACGTTGATGCAAGCGGCACCAACGTTCAGGGCAACGAGGGATCATCTCGTCAGTTGGGCGCGCTAGTTGGCGCAGCAGTTCAAAGCGAGATAATCAAACAACAGCGACCTGGGGGACTCCTGAGCCGATGACCGCTAGTTGGGATTCATCAGTCAACATCTCGCCTACCTACGGCACGACTAAAAGCAGCCAACCGATCGTGCGGCGGGCACGTTTTGGCAGTGGCTACGAGCAGGTTGGCAGCCTCGGCATCAACCAAAACCCAAAGTCATACACGCTGACCTACAACTTGTCGGAGTCAGAATCAGACACGGTGGAGGCGTTCTTGGATGCCCGTGGCGGCACTGAGAAGTTCACATTCACGCCTCCGAGCGAAAGCAGCAGCATCAAGGTGCGCTGCGCCAGCTGGAACAAAACGATGACAACAAAAGGCCGCGTTGAGCTGACCACGACCTTTGTTCAAGTGTTTGAAGCATGAGCACGCCGCAGTCGATTCAAGAGCAGCTGCAGTCGCTCGAGCCGTCAGCGATTATCGAGCTGTTTCAGCTGGAGCTGACGCAGGCCGTCAACGGCGTTGATCAGACGTATTACTACCACGCAGGAACCAACGAGCTGACCGCTGATGTCGTTTTCAACGGCCTGACCTACACAGCAACAGCGATCGAGGTTGATGGTTTTCAGGCGTCAACGAAAGGCGTGTTGCCTCGCCCAACAATGCGGATAGCCAACGTCAGCAATGCCATCTCGGCTCTGCTGCTGCTTTACAACCCGCTACAGGCCAAAGTCACGAGGATCCAAACCTGTAAGAAGTTCTTGGATGCGGTGAACTTCACAGGCGGAACCAACGCAACCGCTGATCCAACTGCAAAGTTCGAGGATCAGATCTACTACATAGATCGCGTCGCTAACGAGAACCCGCAGCTCGTGGAGTTTGAGCTTGCGAGCAAGATCGATCTAGTGAACGTTGCCTTGCCTCGCCGGCAGGTTTTGGAGCATTGCCCGTGGGTTTATCGCGAGGAGAGCACCTGTGGCTATAAAGGCACCAAATACTTCGACATCAATAACAACCCCACAACTGAGGCGAATGATGTTTGCGGAAAACGGTACGGCAGCTGCACGCTCAGATTCCCAGAAGGCGACCTGCCGTTTGGAGGGTTCCCAGGCGCCCGACTTCAGATGTGACGCTGAGGCCCACGCTGCACGTTCCTATCCACGAGAGGCTTGCGGCCTTGTGATCAACGGGCAGTACTGGCCCTGTCGAAATGCTGCTGATGCACCGGAGAACACGTTTGTGCTGGAGCCTCGTGACTATGCCGTCGCGGCAATGATGGGCAAAGTCGAGGCTGTTGTTCACTCGCATCCGCAAGGTGGGCCGCCGAGCGAGTCTGACCAAACTGTGTGCAGTCAGGGCTCTGTGCCTTGGCACATTCTGCGGATGCCTCAGAACGAATGGTTGACTATCAATCCCTGATCGGCCGTCAGTGGGAATACGGCAAGACCGATTGCTTTACGCTCGTGCGCGATTGGTTCAAGCTGCAGGGCGTTGAGCTGCCTGACTACGAGCGGCCAGAAAGCACGCAAACGTGCGAAAGCATCTTCCTGGCAGAAGCTGAGCGCATTGGTTTTCAACAGGTCACCATGCAG